TCTAGTAAGCATTTTGATTTGATTGATGAAGAAAAGACTTGCATATATTCCAGAACGGACTATAATGTAATAGTGTTTAATAAATTGAAAAGGAAAAAAATGATAAAACTAAAAAGACTTCATGCCAAAGACACTTATTCATCTAGGCATGCTATTAGAAACTATCAGCATAATTCGGGTTATTCTGAATATGGTTATAGAGATTACAGGATAAGAGGCACTGCGCTTTCTTGGAATGTATATCACAAAGACGGAACTAGACTTGACCCAATCAGACCCGATGATCTGAATTTTAAACAAGCTAGAGATTGGCTTAATAATTATATAACTAAAAAGGAGGCAGTGTAATGGCTACAAGCTACACAAGACAATTCCTAAATGGTTTACACAAACCTACTTTGACCAAAAAAATAGCAAGAGAGCATAAACTGGGATTGGCAGACGCTAACAAAATTGCATCTACTGTTATTTGGCATCTTGAAGATATGTTGGAAGGGGAGGTGGTGTAATGTATAAACAAAAACAATGGACATTTACTTGTGACAATCCTGACCCAGAATGGACAAGTGGAACATATTGGGATGAGACAGGAACTTATGAAAGTTTGGGTAAAGAACTTGACCTATTAATTCCTGATGGTGGTTCAGTTATAAATTCAGAGGAAAATCCAAAATTAGAAAATTATCGTAAAATGGTTAATGCTTATTATGATTTATTTAATAATGGTGGAGGTAATTCAGAATGCAAAACAGCACACTATTTCCCAAGAACAACAACGTATGCAAGACGTAACAGATGGAGTAGATGTTACGAAATTACAGAACCTAAAATGGATAAAGCAATATTGCTTGCAGCTAAAGAGCAGGGGATAGTGTAATGAAGAGAATGACACCCAGTGAAAAGAAAGATTCAATTAAGCTATCTATTTGCTTAGGAATTTTATTCTTAATGATGACGTTCAGCTCTTATCTTTTTTTAAATGGCTTGCAGGGGTAAAAGGAAAAATAAAATGAAATTTGAAATAGAAGGTAAAAGAACAACAACAATAGTATCAACCAGTGTTTTTACTGAACTCGTCACTGGTGAAATAGACATAACAAAAAAAGAAGTTATGCGAGTCACTGGGTGTTTAGCGAAAGAAGATGGAGACTCAACTGCTTGGTACAACTATGTTCCAGAAGCCATTGCAAGTGGAGCTACTTATAAAGAAATAGAAATAGAAGAAGAAGTCTTAAATGAAGACTATTCAGAAACTCAAAACGAGGATTGGCAACAGCATGACTTGATGGCTGACTGTTATTAGCAAGGAGAAAAAAATGAACCAAAAAATGAAAGAAAAGTATTACAAAATATTGTGCGACTGGAACGGAGGAGGCTACACAAAGCAAGAAGTGGCTATAGAAAATAATGTTACTATAAATTATGTTTATAGAATATTAAGAGCCTATAAATCTAAAGGTTGGTTTATTAGAAAACGTCAATCTAATCTTTCAGCAAGAGATTTATTAATTGTGGAAGAATGGAACGCCTCTGGCACATCAACTTTGCAAAGTCTGGGGAACAAATACAATCTAACCAGAGAAAGAATAAGGCAAATTGTAGACAGGGCACGTTTCAATAAAGTTGAAGTAATAGAAATGAAAGACAAATTCAACAAGAGATATGAGGAAAAATACCGACCCATCCTCAAAACCTTGCAGGCTTATATTTTAGACAATTACTACAATCCCGATTACAAGGATTGGAAAAAAGAACAGGGAAATGTTGTCTACAAAGAGATAAGGAAAATAGAAAAAAACCTCATCAAAGAAGGCTTGCTGACACCTGTTCTCAAATTTAAAAATTATTGGGAAGAAAGAGAAAGATTGTATGGTGACAGATACGCCACAATCAAAAAACTTAAAGAAGAGGAATGCACTCTGGATGTAATAGCCAAAAAAATGGGATTATCAAAACCTAGAATTTCACAACACATCCGAGAAATGAAGATTTTGAACATACCCTATGAAAGAATGGCTTGTCCCAATCAAGTCCTTGCTTGTAGCTTGCCAAAAGAAGAGATGCAGTATCGGATAGAAACTATTATGTCAGGCATGAAACAATCTAAAACTTCCAAATCAATAGCAGAAGAGATAGGAATAGACACACATCAAGTCTATAGGTACAAAGCTAAATATATAACAAAAGAAATTTATGAAGATTGGTTAAAAAAGGAGTCCAGAAATGAGCGATAAAACACTAGATGATATTATTTTTAATAGTGACCTATACAAAGAGGCACAATCAAACTTTTTAAAGAAAGGCATAGAGGGTTCAATAAATGTTATGTTTGGCACACTAGGCGACAGCTTCAGTTATCCAAACAGTAAATCGCATAAAGATACATTGCCTTTGAGAAATGAAATCGCCAAATGCATAGCGCAAAGAATGTTGTTTGATTTGAGGGAAGGATTAATAAACAATGACATGCAAGACATAGATATAAATAAGTTAAATTTGAAAGAATGACAATGTATAAATATATAGACGCAGATAAACACGAAGATAATTTTAATAGATGGTGGAAAGCATCTAGCCTAGAAAGAGAAATGCACAACCAAGAACTTTACACAGAGAAGAGGGCAAGAAAGATATTCAAAGACCAGTGGGGTTATAAGGAAATAAAGAAAAATATATTTGGTTAAAACACTTGCATATATTCCAGAATGGTCTATACTATAGGAGTGTTAATTATAAATTGAAAAGGAAAAAAATGAAAAACTTTATAACAGGAAACTACTACTCAGGAAGCAACTTAAATGTACTTGCACATGCAGGTTACACAGAACAGGACGAATTGCTTACTTTCAAACAGGCAATGAAATTCTTTGAAGTAACAGGCGATATGCTTAAAGGTCTTAAAGGTCTAGGTACTACGCTTTGCTTCTACAAAGAAGAGATCAACAAAAAGACTGGCAAAAAAGAAAAGATCAGAAAACTTTTTACAGTCTTTAATGTTGTAGATGTCAAGAGAGTCATTCAAGAAAATACATCAATCAAGGAGGCGGCTTAAAAGCTGCTTCCCTTTGGGGGTAGAAAATGAAAAAAATACAAACCATCTTGATTGACCCTTGTGATCAAAGCATATCTTACATTGATATATCTAATTCTGTAATTCAAGATTACTACGAAGCAATGCAATGTAGCTGTTTTGATGTTATCCGTCTTGGCGATGGAGTCATTATGTATATAGATGACGAGGGTCTCTTAAAGGATAATATGTACTTTAGACTCGGTTCACATAATTTTGCAGGCAGATGTATTATTGCTAATGAAACTGACGATGGTGGAACTACGGATTGTCATTGGACAATAGACCAAGTTGTTAAAAAGATTGAATGGCTGCCAGAAGGTCATAAAGAAGAACCATTTATGCAATTTGTAAGTTTGGATTGATGAAGTGAAAGGAGAGGAGGGGTCAATTTAGACCCCTTTTTTTTACCTAAAAGACTTGACACATAATCCATTACGGACTATACTATAGGAGTGTTAAATAAATTGAAAAGGAAAAAAATGAAAAATATAAATAGTCTTAAAACTTTATCAGGACTAGAACAAGAAATGATAAATAATGTTTGCAGAGACCACGCAATAGGAGCTATAGCTGAATGTTGGAAAGCTCCTTACGAAGTGATGGCGATTTGTAAAGACTTAAACGTTGATTATGATTCAATCTCTGACAAAGAGTTTGATTTTGTATATGAGTTGACTGCAAAGCATCTACCAGAAGATTTTTTTACAAGATCGTACTAAAGAGGTGCAAATTAAGAGGGGTCAATTTAGACCCCTTTTTTTTTAAATTAATTCCAAAAAAGACTTGCATATATTCCAGAATGGTCTATACTGTGTATATAAATTGATAGGAAATAAAATGAAAAATTTAAAAATACATGAAGACGGATTACTAAGCGAAGGCATAGGAAAATATGTAATAGAAATAAACATGATGATGTTTGCAACTCTAACGATTTTAAGTTTAGTAGGATAAGAAAATGAAACTACAACAAAACAGACTGTTTGGATTTAAGGAAGGAGAAGGAAAGCCGTATGAAAATAGAATGTTAAGAGATGTATATTCTTTTAATGGGAAAACGCTCAATGGCAACGACCTACAAGACGACATAAAAAGATTGGAAGAATCTTGGGCGGAAATTAATTATCATTCTTTCTATGTTGAATCCTATGAGATAGACACTGAAGGCAAAGAGTTTATAGAAACAATATTCGGTGGCAGATACGTCAAAGAATATGACCAATTAACATTGCAAGACGGAAGAAAGGCTGAGGTCTCAAGAATTGGGAAAAGAGGCAAGGTCTATATCAACATTTTTGACGATGAAGTTTACTACTCAATCAAAAGATACAATGTTCCGTTAAGCAATAGACTTGATGAACAAGGTGAATGGAAAGTAAGAAATTAAAATGAAAGACCTTACAGTTAAGCCAACAAAAATAGAAATTCAAGGTGGATGTATTTACTTGCGCTATGAAGATAAAACCTCAAATGTTTCACGTGAAACAAAAGTTTTGCATAATAAAGAATATAAACACCAAAGAACTGCAATGAATGCTGCTCTTAAACTTTTGTCAGACAAAGAATACAGTTTTATAGGCATGGGTAAATCTTGGAGAAATGAAAAATATTATAGTGCTTTGATTATAAGAAGAAGTGGTAATGACAGATATTTCACAATAGGATTAAAGAAAAAGTTATTGCGTACATTTTTTTACCCTCAATTTCCTGCTAGAACTAAACCAACATGGGAGCATGACCTTAATGACAAAGAAAAAGAATTGTTGAAAAAGTATTTAGGAGACTTTGTTACAGCAGAAGAATATGAAGATGGAGCTTTTGGAATATACAAATGAAAAAGATTTAATTAAGACCTTTTCTTTTGTTTTAATTTCCAAGATGGCATATAGTGTGCATAATTAAGTGAATAATTATTGAACAACTAATGGCTAACAAAACTACCAAAGTAAAAATAACTGAAGACTTGGCAATGCAGCTAAGGACAGAATATGTGCAAGGTATAGAGTTAGAGTCAGGAGAAAGAAAGCATTTTAACGTAGTAGAATTGGTCAATAAGTACAATGTTTCACAAACCACCCTGTTTAGATTGTCCCAAAAAGAAAATTGGAAGATACAGAAAGAACAATTCAAAGTACAACTTCAAACAAAAATAGATGAAGTTAGAGTTGAAAAAATGGCAGAAGAATCAAAAGTCTTTGATTCTAAATCTATTAGAGTTGCCAATCAATTACTAGAGATAGTAGAAGGTAAAGTTTACAAGAACCTTAAAGCGTTAGAGATAGATTCTAAAACTGATAACCCAAGCCAAATACTTAGTCTTGCAAATACTGCAGTAGCAGCGCAAAGATTAGCTAAATTAGCTTTTGGAGAATCAACTGATTCAATAAATATAAATGCAAACATCCAAGAAACAGATGCCTTCAGAGAAGCTATGGAATTGCTTGACACAGTTGCAGAGTCAAACAGAGATAGCAACAATAAGCCTATACACTGAATGGCTCAAGACAGCAAGACCTAAGCAGCTTCAGCCTGCGGAAGCTCATTATATATGGCTTATCTTAGCAGGCAGAGGTTGGGGTAAGACTAGAACTGGCGCACAAGATATTGCATTATACGCCCTAAGAAACCCCAATAGCTTATGTGCTGTTGTTGCTCCTACTCATGGGGATTTAAGAAGGGTTTGTTTTGGAGGCAATAGCGGACTTCTTTCAATAATACCTGATGAATGTTTTTTAAAATCAAGCGACCAGAAAGGTTATTCATCTAGTGTGTCTGAAATAAGATTGGAAAATGGTTCTAAGATTGTTGGCTATGCAGCGCAAGAGCCAGAAAGATTAAGAGGAAGTCAGTTTCATAGAGCGTGGGCGGATGAGTTGGCAGCATGGAGATACCCAGAAGCGTTTGACCAGTTGATGTTTGGGTTACGATTAGGAGAGAATCCTCAATGCGTGATAACTACCACACCCAAGCCAAGTAAAATTATAAAAGATTTGATTGAAAGAGATGATGTAGTAGTCACAACTGGAAATACTTTTGAGAATGAAGAAAACTTAGCAGACACCGCATTGACTATGCTAAGAGCAAGATACGAAGGTACTACGATGGGTAGGCAAGAGTTGTATGCAGAAATAATAGAGGATATGGAAGGGGCGTTGTGGACAAATAAAATGATTGAAGGAATGAGAATCACTGATGACAAAGAAACAACTTTGAAACAAATAATAGTTGCCATAGACCCCGCCGTAACCGCTAACGAGAATTCAGATGAAACAGGAATTGTTGTAGTAGGCAAAGATTACAACGAAAGATATTATGTTTTAGAAGATGTATCTGGCAAGTATTCTCCCGACCAATGGGGAAGAAAAGCTATAGATTGCTATTATGAATGGCAAGCTGATAGAATAGTAGCAGAAGTAAATAATGGTGGTGACTTAGTAGAAAGATTGTTGAGAAGTATAGATAACAATGTTCCTTACAGGTCAGTGAGGGCAACAAGAGGTAAGCTCACAAGAGCAGAACCTATATCTGCCCTTTATGAACAGAAGCGAGTTCACCATGTTGGATATTTTGCTGAATTAGAATCGCAGATGTGTTCTTATACTGGCGAAACGAGACCTTCCCCTGACAGATTGGATGCTTTAGTATGGGGTCTAACCGAACTAAGCAGATCAAGAGGGGAAGTTAACTGGAGGATAAGCTAATGGCAATGAGAGACAACATAAAGAACCTTTTTAACGGCAGACCCAAAACACAATCAAAGGCTATAGGGAACATGGTCAGTTATTTTGGGGTCAATACAAGCAGCAAACAATACGACTACAAAGAGTTAGCCGAAGAAGGCTACATGAAGAACAGCATTGTCTATAGATGTGTTAATGAGATAGCACACGGGGCAAGTGCAGTTCCCTACATGATTAAGTCAGGCGATACAGTAATAGAACAGCATCCACTTCTTTCATTAATAGACAGACCCAATCCTTTGCAATCACACAGCGAGTTTTTTAATGCGTTGTTTGGTTATCTATTATTAAGCGGTAACGCATACATTTTGAAAGTGGGTTCTGATTTAGGTAAACCCAAAGAGCTACATTTGTTAAGACCAGACAGAATGGTAGTCAAAGGGGGGAGTAAGCCAATACCCGATAGATACGATTACGTTATTAATGGCAAAGTACAAGCAAGTTACGATGTTGATGACACAACTGGCTATAGCGAAGTCAAACATATTAAGCTATGGAATCCATTAGATGATTACTGTGGATTATCTCCAATGGCTGCTGCTGCCCTTGAGATAGACCAACACAACATGGCAAGCAAACACAATGTTAATCTGCTAGAGAATGGAGCAAGACCAAGTGGTGCTGTGGTGTATAAGCCTAAAGATGATGGTGGTTTTGCGGTCAACCTAAGTGAATCACAAAGACAACAACTCATTACAGACCTCAATAATAGATTTACTGGTACTGCTAATGCAGGTAGACCCATGTTACTAGAAGGAGACTTTGACTGGAAAGAAATGGGATTGTCTCCTAAAGACATGGACTTTTTAAACCTCAAGCACATGGCAACAACCGATATAGCATTATGTTTTGGAGTTCCCAGTCAGTTAGTGGGTGTACCCGATGCACAGACTTATGCCAATGTAGCTGAAGCTAGACTGGCTTTATATGAAGAAACAATTATCCCTCACCTTAGAAAGATAGAGTCTGATATTAATGAGTGGTTAGTTCCCATGTTTGGAGAGAACTTAACCTTTGAATATGACATAGACAAGATACCTGCCTTATCTGAACGCAGAAGAAAGATATACGAGAATGTAACGAGTGCAGTAAGGGAAGGCATTATGACTCGCAATGAAGCAAGAGAGTTAATAGGTCTGTCCCCTATAGATGGTGCAGACGAATTGTATATATCAGCTAATCTATTCCCATTGGGTGCTGAAGAAACACCTGTACCCAATAACCCTATATCAGATGACGAGTTAGATGACTTTGATGTAGAGGAAGAATTACCAGAAGATGATAAAGCGGTAGATGCTCCCACTTAGAAAAGAGTTTAGAAACATAAGGCGTGGCAGAGTAAGTGCTAGATCGGAGATACGGAAACAACAAGTCCTAAGAAACAACTTAGAAAAACTTGCATTCAGAAGGGTCAATACATTATTTAGGAAATTTGTCAGAACAAGAGCTTTCTTGTTTAAAGAATATGGTGTGTATGATGCCAACCAATCAAGAATAGATTTAGACGAAGAATTAATACCCACTATGACTAGACATTATAGGAGGGTCTTTAAAGCTATATTTGCTAATGCCAATGAACTTTATGATAAAGGCACTAAAGATGATGAAGTTTTTATCATGGGAAGAAGTGTAGATTTTGAAAGATTGGTTGAAAATTATTTTGCAGGCAGATCATTAACATTAAGCGGTATATCAACTCGTATGGCTAACAGAATAGATAGAATAATAAGAGATGGAAGGGCAGAAAATTTAACCCTAAGACAAATAGCTAAAAATATATCCGATAAAGTAATACCCATAACTAGGGCAAGAGCAGCAACCATAGCAAGAACTGAAACACACAACGCTGCAAGTTTTGCTAATCATTCTTATCATGGAACAGTTGCAGATGACTTGGGAATGGAGATGGTTAAGCAGTGGGTATCTACAAGCGATGGAAGAACAAGGTCTGCACATTCTTCAGCTAACGGGCAACAAAGACCAATGAATGAGGACTTTATAATAGGCGGTGCGCCAATGGGTTACGCAGGTGATCCTAAAGGCGGTGCTAGAAATGTTATTAATTGTAGATGTGTGATTATTTATACCGATGCACAAGATGTTGTGCTAAATTAAACATTCAGATACTATATGTGGGTATATTTTAGGAGATAGCACTATGAGCAGTGAATTAATATCTAATGAACCTGACCTTGCTGTCCGTACAGACCAGTACGATTCCCTTGAAGATTCTATACAGAATGACGAAAAGCATATAAGAGCAGTCCAAGAGACTGACGATTCTTATATTGTTGAGTTTGAAAAAGACATGGCAGAACCTTCTGAGGAATCTGACTATGAGGAAGAAAAGGAAGAAAAGAGTTACATTGAAGTCAAGTCTGAAATCAAAGCGGAATCTGATGATGGCTCTTTTGAAGGTTACGGCAGTGTATTTAATAATACTGATCTTGGTAATGATGTAATCAAAAGCGGTGCATTTACTAAAAGCCTCAATCAAAGAGGACACAGTGGAGTTAAATTATTGTATCAACACAAATCCGATATGCCTATTGGAGTCTTTGACGAAATAAGAGAAGATTCACATGGTCTATATGTAAAGGGCAGGCTCGCTCTTAAAACACAAGCAGGCAAAGAAGCCTACGAATTATTAAAAATGGGTGCTTTAGATGGTCTAAGTATAGGCTTCAGAGTGAACCCGAAAGAAGTTTCTTATGATAAGCGTAAAAATCAACGCATTATCAAAGAGGTAGATTTAATGGAGATCAGTCTCGTTACTTTTCCGATGAACCCAAAAGCTACAGTTCGTCAGATAAAGGGAGAGGAAATCTCTATTAGAGAATGGGAGAATGGAATGCGTGAGGCTTTCAACTTATCCCGTTCAGAATCCAAGATTGCAGCAAAAGCTGTTAATCTGGCATTTACGCAACGAGATGTTGATGCTAATGCTGAAGTGGTAGAAGCCATGAAACAATTAACATTAACTATTAACCAACTCTAAGGAGCAATTATGTCTGAAGATATAAAGCAAGTTGTTTCAGAATTTGGTCAGGCTTTTGAAGAATTTAAAAAAGCTAACGACCAGAAACTAGAAGCATTAGAAAAAGGGCAAAGTGCGGATAGTTCTGTTGAAGCTAAACTCAATAGTATTGAGGAAAAGCTAGACGGACTTGAAGAAATTAATCAGGAGATTACACAAGCCAAACTTGCACAAGACGGAATCAAAGAGCAGGTAGAACAACTAGAGACAGTCATGAAAAGACCGAACTCTGGTTACGAAGCCAAGCAAATTGATGAAACCTGTGCAGCTTTTGACTCATACTGCAGAAAAGGACTGGAAGGTCTATTGGATGCAGAGAAGAAAGCATTAACGGTCAGCAATGACTCAACAGGTGGGTATCTAGCACCACCAGAATATGTGAGGGAGTTACTGAAAACAGTAACAGAAATCTCGCCTATTCGTTCAATCGCTAGAGTGAGAAGCACTGGACAAAGATCAATCCAAGTGCCTAAACGTGACGGTCAATTCTCTGCCTCTTGGGTAGCAGAAAGTGCAACTCGTTCAGAAACTACTGGTTACACAGTAGGACTGGAAGAGCTACCTGCACATGAGCTTTACGCTTTAGTAGATATCTCTGAGCAAAACTTAGAAGATACTATCTTTGATCTAGAAGCAGAAATGCAATCAGAATTCGCAGAGCAATTTGCGTTAGCTGAAGGAACTGCATTTGTTAGCGGTAACTCCGTTGGTAAGCCAGAAGGTTTATTAACTAATGGTGACGTTAGTGAAACTGTATCAGGACATGCTAGTACATTATTAGCAGACGGACTGATTTCACTAGTTCATTCTATTAAGTCCGACTATGGAAGAAATGGTACTTTTGTTTTTAACAGAAGCACTCTAGCTGCCATAAGAAAACTTAAAGATACCGCAGGGCAATATGTGTTCCAAACAGGTATGTCTCTACAGTCAGGAGTTCCTAATACTATATTAGGCTCGCCTTACGTTGAAGCTACCGATATGCCAGATGTAGGTGCTAACACTTACCCTGTTATATTCGGAGACTTTAGAAGAGCATACATGATTGTAGACAGAGTTGCTTTATCTGTAACAAGAGACCCATTCACACAAGCTACTTCAGGTAATGTTAGATACATTGCTAGACGTAGAGTTGGTGGACAAGTCCTTCAAGCAGAAGCAGTTGTTAAACAAAAAGTATCAGCTTAATTAGGAGTAATTTATGCAAGACTTATCAAATAATATTAATCCTGCTGTTTCCCTTATCAACGCAGTTAAAACTGCTGCAGGTAATGGTACTGGTGTTGACTTACAAGGCTATGAGAGAGCAACTGTTCTTGTTGACGTAGGCGCAGAAGGCGACACTTTATCTGGTTCAGTATATTTTGAAGTTTCATTAGAGGAATCTAGTGATAACTCAACTTTTACTGATGTTGCTCAAGCGAGCATCACTGATGGAACTATTGCTGCAGGAGGTATCTTCTTGAAATTAGATGGTACTGCCAACGGCAATCCTGATTCAGCAGGCGGTATATTCCGTGTTGAATATGTCGGCAATAGCAGATATATAAGAGTCGTACTCGCTAAAACTGGAACACACTCCAACGGAACACCTATTGGTGCGATTGTTGTGAGAAGTGGTTCAAGACATAGTAGCGACAACGCTTTTACAGCACATAACGCTTAAATAAGCATAAGACTGTGGGGGTTTATGCCCCCACTATCTTTAAACTTGGAGATATGAATGGCGAATAAAACGTACAAAATGATAGTACCAAAAGCAGGTGCAGCCAATAAAGACGGTACTGACACTATGCTCTATTCCGTAGATGAAATTTACGAAGCAAAAGAAGGTTTCCAGAAAGACTTAATGGAAGTATTCGTGGCTAATGGTCACGCTATGGAAGTTAAAGTTCAAGCTAAAGCAGAAGAACAAGGAGAACCTGTTAGAGCAAGAAACGAAAAAGGACAGTTAAAGGGAGATGACCCTGACACGCCAGATGTAAATGAAGCGTGGGAAGGTGGAGAAGCACCAGAGGTAAAAACTAAGAAAAAGAGAACTACTAAGAAGAAGGCTTCTTAACTTATACCCTTATTCGCTTTTTGATGCTCAATACATTTTAAAGTGATATTATTAATTCAGCAGATGCTAATGATGGTAGAGACCATGCAAATTAAAGGGATTAAATATGAGTGCAGGTTATCATCATTTTATAATAGAACAAGGAGCGACCTTCGGTCAGACCCTTACACTTAAAGATTCAAGCGATACTGTAATAAATCTTACAGGCTACGCTTCCGCAGAAATGGACTTAAGGGAAACCCCTGAAAGTTCTTCAGAAGTCCTAACACTAACCACAGCTAATAGCAGAATAGCATTAGGTGGTTCAGCAGGCACAGTCACACTCACAATATCCGCATCAGATACAGCTAACCTAACCGCAGGAGATGGTGTCTTTGATTTAGAAGTTGTGGATGGCTCAAGCAATATCTACCGAATACTGGAAGGCACATATTCAGTAAGAAGGAACATAAGTAGATAATGGCTATATCAAAAGTAACCACTTCCAATACCAATACCATAAACAAGGTTACAGTAACCGATGGAGATGCCGTAAGCATCATAACAGTTGGAACTCAAGGTATTGCGGGTCCGAGTACAATATTAGGAAGAACCATAGTAGGTTCTACAGTAGCCAGTGGAGATTTAGGTGCTACCCTTATATACGACCACGCAAACACTAGATGGTTAGCAACTACTGATAGCAACGCTGCTTCTCTCAACTTAAAGATAGCCAATCTTAACTTTACTGCAGGTGGGGCAACTGCAACTGGAATATTAGATGAAGATAATCTAGGCACTAATAGCAATACAAAACTTGCTACCCAACAATCAATCAAAGCGTATGTAGACGCACAAGTAACCGCACAAGACCTAGACTTTCAAGGAGACTCAGGCGGTGCGTTATCAATAGATTTAGACAGCGAAACCCTCAGTATCTTAGGTGGTACGGGATTAGCAACTGTAGGAAGTGGCAATGGGGTCACTGTAAATATAGATAGCACTGTCACAACGCTTACTGGCTCACAAACCTTAACCAACAAAACCCTGACGGCTCCTGTGCTAAACACAGTAGATATCAATGGTGGAGATATTAGTTCTGGAACTACTATCAACAAATCCCCACAGATAACTCTGGCAGGAGACCTGAGTGGGTCAGTAACACTATCAAACTTAGCAAATGGCACTCTTACTGCAACTATAGCTGCCAATAGTGTAGCTCTAGGTACTGATACAACAGGGAACTACTTAGCTACATTGGTAGCTTCAAATGCAGGAATAGACTTAGCCAATAGTGGTTCTGAATCTGCAGCAGTAACAGCAGGTCTTAATACCGAGTATGTTCAAGACCTAGTGGGTGCAATGTTCAGTTCCAATACCGAAACAGGAATATCGGTAACGTATCAAGACGGAGATGGAACGATAGACCTAGTAATAGGTGCAGGGGTTATAACCAGTGCTATGTTGGCAGGTTCAGTAGCCAATGCAAAACTAGCCAACTCAACTATCACAGTTTCAGATGGAAGCAATACCACTGCTATAGCTTTAGGTGGCACAGTCACTTATGCAGCAGGAGAAGGACTGGATGTAGTTGAATCAAGCGGAACTGTTACCTTCAGTGCCGAAGATGCCACTGCTAGTAATAAAGGTGTTGCTTCTTTTGACAGTACAGACTTTGCAGTTAGCTCTGGTGCTGTAACACTGGTAGTTGAAAGAATATCAGACATAGTAGGCTCTATGGTCACTTCTAATACAGAAAGTGGCATAGCAGTAACCTATCAAGATTTAGATAACACAATAGACTTTGATGTAGGAGATTTTGACATAGCCTTAACAGGAGATGTAACAGGGTCAGGAACAGTTACCAATCTAGGCAATGTTTCTTTTGCAGCAACTATTCAAGCCAATTCAGTTGCTCTTTCTACCGACACAACAGGGGATTATGTAGGAACTATAACTGGCGGAACAGGGATAGATTCCACTGCAGCCACAAGCGGAGAGGGAACAACCCATACTCTAAGCCTAGACCTTAATGAACTAACAACAGAAACCACTATTGCCGATGCTGACTTTATTGCAATGGTTGATGCAACTGATAATGGTTCAGGAAAAATAACATTTGAGAATTTAGAAGATGCCATATTCTCCTCAATTAGTGGTGATGTAACCATAGCTGAAGATGGAGTTGCCACAATAGCCAATAATAGTGTAACTCTAGGCACAGATACTACTGGTAGCTATCTGCTTGAAATAGCAGTAGGCGAGGGATTGGATGTTTCTCATACACAAGGCGAAGGCTCAACTGCTACCCTATCAGCGGAATTAGCCACTGAAACTAATGCAGGGGTAGCCACCTTTGATGGAACAGATTTCACAGTCAGCAGTGGAGATGTAACTGTCAATGCAGAAAGAGTCCAAGATATAGTAGGAGCAATGGTAGGCTCAAACACTGAGTCAGGTATTGCGGTTACTTATCAAGATGCAGATGGCACTTTAGACTTTAACGTCAATGACCCAACCATAACCATTAGTGGAGATGTGGATGGTAGTGCCACCATGACCAATCTTGGCAACACCACAATAAGCACAACACTAGACACAGTTAATTCAAACGTAGGTTCATTTGGTAGTGCTACAGCCATACCTGCATTAACAGTCAACGCTAAAGGTTTAATAACAGCAATATCAACCAACAGTCTGACTACCAACTTCACTCTATCAGCAGATAGCGGTTCTAATGATACGTTTGCAACAGGAGAGACACTTACTTTTAGCGGAACAAGTAACGAGGTTACAACCGCAGTATCTAATAACGCAATTACAATAGGTCTGCCAGATAACGTAACGATAGGTGGCAATCTAATAGTTACAGGAGACTACACAGTCAACGGAACGACCACAACTGTCAGCACAGCCACTTTGGCAGTGGAAGACCCGCTCATTAAACTAGCCAAAGGAAATGCTGCAGCAGATTCAGTTGATATAGGTATCTATGGTCTATATGACACTTCAGGTTTACAAGATTTATACGCAGGGTTGTTCAGAGATGCTAACGACAGTGGCAAATGGAAACTGTTTAAAGACTTACAACCAGAGCCAACCACTACAGTAAACGTAAGTGGAACAGGTTATGCAGTAGCAACACTGGTAGCCAACCTAGAAGGTGCAGTAACAGGCAATGCAGATACAGCAACGGCACTTGCCTCAGCTCGTACTATTCACGGAGTTAGTTTTGACGGAACTGCCAATATTGATTTAAGTGAAGTGGTTTCAGACACAGTTGGGGCAATGTTCTCTAGCAACACTGAAACAGGAATAACTGCGACCTATCAAGATGGCGATAATACAATAGACTTAGTGGTCGGCACTCTCAACCAAGACACCACAGGTTTAGCTGCAACTGCTACCGCTTTAGCAACTGCCAGAACAATTCATGGGGTTAGTTTTGATGGTACTGGTAATATTGATTTATCTGAAGTCATATCTGACACAGTTGGAGCTATGTTTAGTTCCAATACTGAAACAAACATAACAGTTACCTACCAAGACGCAGATAACACAGTAGACCTTGTTATAGGAACTCTAAATCAGGACACTACTGGATTAGCAGGAACAGCTACCGCATTAGCAACAGCAAGGACAATAGGTGGAACAAGTTTTGATGGTACTGCAAATATAGCGGTTGCTTTATCAGCTACCGCAACTGCTCTTGCTACAGCTCGCACTATTCATGGTGTAAGTTTTGATGGAACAGGGAACATAAGTCTTACAGAGGAAATACAAGACACAGTAGGAGCAATGTTCACCAGTAATACCGAAAGTGGTATCACTGTAGCTTATGATGATATTGACGGAACTGTAGACTTTACAGTAGGCACACTCAATCAAAATACAACAGGTTTGGCAGCTACCGCAACAGCACTCGCCACCGCAAGAACAATACATGGAGTGTCTTTTGACGGAACGGGCAACATAGATTTAAGTGAGGTAATATCCGATACAGTCGGTGCTATGTTCTCTGGTAATACAGAGACTAATATCACTGTAACTTATCAAGACGCAGACAACACAATAGATTTAGTCATTGGTACGTTGAACCAAGACACAACAGGATTGGCTGCAACAGCAACGCTAGCAGCATCAGCAACAGCACTAGCAACAGCAAGAACCATACATGGTGTCTCATTTGATGGCACAGGTAACATTGACCTGTCAGAAGTTATTGCAGATACAGTTGGTGCAATGTTTTCAAGCAATACGGAAACAGGAGTCACTGTTACTTACCAAGACGTAGACAATACAGTTGATGTAGTAGTAGACACTTCTGCACTTTCAGAAACACTTACTAACAAAACCTTAACCAGTCCAATATTCAATACAGGGGTTTCAGGAACAGCAGTTAAAGATGAAGATAACATGGCTTCTGATTCTGCTACTCATTTAGCAACACAACAGTCAATCAAGGCTTATGTAGATTCAGTAGTATCAACAACTGAAGGTATACAGGATATTGTAGGTGCTATGTTCAGTAGTAATACTGAAACAGGCATTACAGTCACATATCAAGATGTAGATGGCACAGTTGACTTAGTTATTGGAACACTTAACCAAGATACAACTGGAACTGCAGCATTAGCCACTTCATTAACTATTTCAGCAAATAACAGTGCCAATGAAACTGTATATCCAATATTTGTAGATGGTGCTACTGGAACACAAGGTGCAGAGACAGATACAGGACTTACCTACAATCCATCAACAGGGTTATTAACAGCCACAGGGTTTTCAGGCAATTTAACTGGAACTCTACAAACTGCAGCACAAGCCAACGTAACAAGCGTAGGAACACTAACTTCATTAAGTGTTACAGGCGATTTAGCGATAGATACCAATGTTCTTAAGGTAGACACCAGTAATAACAGAGTAGGCATAAAACAAGCTACACCTACTGTTGGTTTAGACTTAGGAAGTGTTACTGACGCTATATTAGTAGCCAAAGGAACAACAGCACAAAGACCCACAGGTGCAGCAGGACATTTCAGATACAACACTACTCTTGGTAAGTTTGAAGGGTATACGGATGCTTGGGGAGAAATAGGCGGTGGTGGAACATCTACTTTTGCGGTTAATAATTATACAACTGCCAATTCAATCACAACTGCTTTTACATTAAGTTCAGCACCAGATAGCGAGGACAATATATTAGTCTTTGTTGAAGGTGTGTTTATGAACGCAGCAGACTACACGCTCAACGGAACAACTCTAACATTAGACGCAGCACCACCTTCAGGAAGGAAGGTTACTGTTTATCATGTGACAGCAGCAGTTGCAGGAACAGGAGTACACCAAAACAGCTACACAGGTAACGGAAGTGCAACCGCCTATACTCTAGGGGTAACTGCTGATAGTGAGAACAACACACAAGTTTATATAGATGGTGTTTATCAGAACAAAGCAACCTACGCCATATCAGGAACTACATTAACCTTTGATACCGCCCCTGCCAGTAGTGCAGCCATAGAGGTAATGACATTTACTCAAACGAATATCAACACTTTCCCTGCAAGTGGTATATCAGGTCTAACGCAAGTAACAGCAGCAGGTGCAGACCACTTTATGATTTTTGATGCTACTGATAACGCACTGAAGAAATCATTAGTATCAGACGTACTGGATAATGTGGTACTTACAAGCGAACAAGCTCAAGATATTGTTGGAGCTATGTTTACCTCAACCAATACTGAAAGTGGTATTACTGTAACGTATCAAGATGCTACAGGCGATATAGACTTAACAGTAGGTACGCTTAACCAAGATACAACAGGAACAGCAGCCACAGTTACAGGTGCAGCTCAATCTAATATTACAAGTCTTGGAACACTTACAACACTTACTGTTGATAATGTAATTATTAATGGGTCTACTATTGGACACACAGGCGATACAGATTTAATAACAGTAGCTTCAGGAATAGCTACAGTAGCAGGTGAAGTCTCAATGACTACACTAGATATAGGTGGAACAAATGTAACCGCAACTGCAGCAGAACTTAACTATGTTGATGGTGTAACATCAGCAATACAAACCCAAATGGACACAAAAGCGTCCACAGGAAAGGCGATAGCTATGGCTATGGTTTTCGGATAAAATTAGGAGAAATAGAAAATGGCAAATCCAAACATAGTAGCAGTAACTTCAATATATGGAGGTAATGCAGGTTGGAATTTATCTAACACGCTGACAGCTACATTAATGACAGTAGATGCAGACAAAATAGTAAAAATAAATAATATTATATGCAGTAATGTAGATGGTACAAATGCAGCAACACTAAACTTATTTGTTGATGGTATGGGTTCAGGTGCTTCAGGTGTTACAACTACAGGTGCAGATGCTACTATTTATCTAGCTAAAACAATAAGCATACCTGCTGACGCTACACTCGTTATTTTAGATAAACCAATATATCTTATGGAAGCTGATGTTCTGAAAGGTGGGGCAAGTGCAGCAAGTGACTTAGATTTATTTGTATCTTTTGAAGTTATAGATGACGCTTAAGGAATATAAAGATGGCACACTTTGCAGAACTTAATTCAAGCAACGTAGTATTACAAGTGATTGTAGTATCTAATGATGATGTAAATGCCAATGGTGGAGATTTACACGCAGACGCAGAAACATTTGTAGCATCTATTGTTCCACACTCAACAGGCGGAGTGGCTTGGAAACAATGTTCTTATAATCATAATTTTAGAAAACAATACGCAGGCAAAGGGTACACTTACGACTCATCAAAAAATAAATTCATAGCTCCAAAACCTTACGCATCATGGTCTTTAGATTCTGATGATGATTGGCAAGCACCAGTCAATAAGCCTGATGATGGTAAAATATATAATTGGAATGAAACAGACAAAGAATGGAGTGAGGTCTAACTATGGCAGGTTTAAATGGAGGAATAATAGGCGTATATAATGTGCCAACAGATAATGGTCAAGCTGAACAAATAACAACATTTAATTCAAGTGGTACTCTTACAACGGCAGCGGAAACAACCTCAGTTGATTATTTAGTTATTGCTGGTGGTGCAAGTGGTGGTGGTACAGTTGGTGGCGGAGGCGGAGCAGGAGGATATAGAACAGCTACTGGCTTATCTGTTTCAGCATCAACAGATTACTCAATTACTGTAGGTGCAGGTGGTTCTGGAACAGACGGAGCA